ATGAGCCTTCTTCTACAGGGTCCTCTTCTTCTCCATATAACACTTTTGCTCTAGCTCTTTCGGAAGAAGGTCTCATCTCTCTTAATGAGAATGAAGAAATTAAATCTTTTGCAGATTTAAAAGGTATTATAGCTAGAACCATTAGGGAGAATGAATTTGCGGATTTAACTGAAAACCAAAGAATTTATCTTGAATCTATTAGAAATGGTATTCCTGAAGAAACTGTAGTAAGCAGTCTTAAAAACATAGAAAGCTTTAACAAAATTGATGTAGCTAAACTTGAGGAAGATGAAGACCTTAGACTAACACTTATTACACAGGATTATCTTTCTAGAGGATTTGAGAAAACAAAAGCTGAGAAGTTAGCTAAACGTAGTGTAGAATTAGGAGAGGATTTAGAAGACTCTAAAGAAGCTCTTAATAATCTTAAATCTTATGAAACAGAGAAAATTAAAACTCTTAATGAAGAAAAGATTAGACAGGAAAAAGAATTAGAAAAACAGTATCAAGCAAACTTATCTAAGATTAAGGATACTATTCAAAAAACAGAATCTATCATTCCTGGAGTTCCAATGAACTCTAGAGTTAAGGAGGAAGTTTTTGCTAATATGACTAAAGTAGCTGCTTATGATGATGCAGGTAATCCACTGAATGCACTAGGAGCAGCTTTACAAAAAGATAGAGAAGGAATAGAATTAAAACTTAATTACTTATTCACAGTAACAAAAGGATTCTCAGATTTCTCTACTTTAAAAACAAGCACTAAGAGTAGTGTTGTTAAAGACTTAGAAGATGCTTTACAAAGCACTCAACTAGGTTCAGGCAAGACTAGATCTTCAGCTACACATAGTACTACATTAAAAGGTACATTGAAAGCTATAGATACTCTTACTTTATAACATAGTAAATAACCCAATTAAATATAAAATAAAAAATGAAAATAAGTCCATTACAAATGACGGATGCTAGTTCTTGGAAAGGTTTAACTACCGAGAACCATTTAGGTGCATTGTGGCAACAATCACCTCAGAAAGTATCTAACATTATCACTAAGATTCAACAAAAATCTTTTGGAGATGATTTAGAAGCTCTTTTATCTAAATACCCTACTCAAGAATTTGAGAGTGATTTAGATTACACATGGGATTTAGAATCTCAAGCTATTGACAATATTCCATTAGTAGAAGCTAGAATTTCTGGTACTGCTGTTACTGCAGCTTCTCAAGCTGGTTTAGGTAATACTGAATTTGATTTAGTATTTGCTAAAGACTGGTTCTCTGAAGGTGAGAAAATTGTTGGTGAGCAAAATGAAGCTTATCCTATCTTAATTAAAGCTGTATCTTATGAAGCTACTAACGTAGTTTATACTTGTGAGCTTTTAACAGGAGATATTTCTTTATTTATTCCTTATGGTGAAATCTCTGGTGGTCAATTATTCAGTGCTGAATATGCTCCAGTAGAAAGAACTATGTCTGAAAGAGGTAGAACTCTTAAACACAAATCTTTTGTGTCTATGAGAAATGCTTTCTCTCAAATTAGAATTGAGAAGAAAACTCCAGGTAACTTGTCAAACAGAAAAATGGGTACTGTTATCTTAGATAACGCTGGTAAACCATTTGTAATGTGGCAAGCTTATGAGTCTTTCATGTTAGATAGATCTTTTAGAGAAGACATCAACAGATTGTTAATGTTTGGTACTTCTAATAGAACTGCTACAGGAGATTATTTACAAAAAGGTAAATCAGGATATTCTATCGTTGAAGGTTCTGGTTTAAGAGAACAATGTGAGACATCTAATACTTCATTCTATACATCATTTGATATTGAATCTCTTTCTTCTAGATTGATGGATTTATCAGAAGGTAAATTAGCAATGGATGCTAGAAGCTTTATGGCTAGAACTGGTGAAAGAGGTGCATTCCAATTCCACAAAGCTTTAGAAAATTATTCTCAATTATTCACTCCTACTAGAGATACTACTAGAATCTTTAATGCTCAAGCTGCTTTTGCTAAAAAAGGTTTAGGATATGGTGGACAATTTGTAGAATACGTTGGTCCTAACATGATTGATTTCAAATTATCTGTAGACTCTGTTTATGATAATAGAAATAGAAATAAAATCATGCACCCAGATGGTGGTGTGACTGAGTCTTACAGATATGATATCTATGATTTAGGTACTCAAGATGAGAGAGCTAATATCAAGAAAGTAGCTGTTAAAGGTCAAAACTATATTACTCACGCATATATCCCTGGTTTAAGAGATCCTTTCTCTCCATCAGGAGCTGCTCCTCGTCAAATAGTATCTCCAAAAGATGCTTGGGAAGAGCACAAATTCTACTGTGGTGGTGTAATGGTGACAGACCCTTCTAAGACTGCTCACTTTATCTACAACGGATAGTCAGTAAACAACAAATATTAATATTAATTTAAAACTTTAAAACTGTTATGGAGAACACAGAGGAAGTAGTACAAAAAAAAGCATTTACTTTACCTAATAAGAAAGTAACTGTAGTACCAATTAAAAGAGCAAGAGGACATATTAAAGATCCAAATCACATAGGTTTCTTTTTACTTCCTGGGGCAACAATAGAGTTCTGCCCTAGGAATGTAAAAGGAACATCTACAATAGATTGTCCTCTGAATGCAGAGGAAATAGCGTTCTTTGAAGATAAAAGTAAATCTGGAATGGCTTTCAACTTAGGGGATTTATCTCCTTATAAAACTGAAAAGAATTTCTGGAGAAGTAAAACTGCTAAGGTAGTACTTAATGATTCTGATTTAAAACTAGATCTAAGTAATCCAAAAGATTATTTAACCTATGCAATCCTTAAAAGCAATTCTGATAAGATTGCACCTAGTTTATCTGAAGTAGGTTCTAACCCTAGATTTATTTATGCTATTGTTGATGAGGATGAGAGATTAGTAGAACAAGTTTCTAAAGGAGACAAGTTAAGAAAAGCTTACAAGTTATCAGGTAAGATGTCTACAAATCTACAATCAATGGTTGATTATTTAACTATTATTGGTAAGAGACCTGCTAAGAATGCAAAAAGAGAGTTCTTAATTTCAGAGATTGATAAACAGATTGACACCAATCTTAATCAATTCTTAGAAGTTTTAGAAGATCCTGATTATGACACTAGACTATTGTTAGCTAAAGCTATTCAAATTAAAGCTGTTGTTAAAACAGTTGCAGGTAAGTATATCTTACCAGAAGGTGATGAACTTTGTAAACCAACAGAGAGAGCTAGTTTAGCTAATGCTATTAAGTTCTTAGATGATCCCGCTAATCAGGATATCAGATTACAATTAGAAGCTTTAGTTACTAAAGCACAACTTTAAAAAACAATTCCTACCATTCCCTGAATCAAAGTAGTAGGTAAAGAAAAGAATAAATGGAATTATTAATTTAAAAACTAGAAATCATCGACGCTAATCAAATGAGATATGAGTTTGATGTACTTTTTGATAAGATTACATCATTAGATAGTCCAGGATACACTGACCAAGAGGTTTCTGTATTCTTAACTAAAGCTCAAGATATCTTCATTAAGAATGGTTATAATCCATTTAATTCTTTAGAACAGAATGATAGAAGACGTAGAGAGTTTGTAGAACTAAAAAGGAACTACAACTCTTCTACTCTATCTACAGTTCAAACAGGTGCAAATCCTAATGGTTATTTCTTTGATTTACCATCAGATTTTATGCTACCATTAAAAGAAGAATGTACAGTAGTATCTAGTGATCTCTGTGCAAATGGTACTAGAATTCCTCTTAATGTTATTACAGAAGATGAATACACAATACAATTAAAGAATCCATTCAAAAACCCTAGAGCCAAAGGAAGAGATGATGATTTTGCTTGGAGGTTAGATTTTTCCCAAAGTGGAAATAAGAGAGTAGAGTTAATCTCAGATGGTACATTTACCTTTGGGACTTATCACTTAAGATATTTAAAAGAACCACAAGACATAATTCCTGTTACAGGAGATGGTTCTACAACAACACAACAAGACTGTGAATTAGATACACTTTCTCATAGAGAGATAGTGGACATAGCAGTAAGGATAGCCTCAGGTGTAACTACACCACAAGATTATCAAATTAAAGTTAATGAAGAAAAAATTAACAATTAAATTTAGACAATGAGTAAACCAATTATAAAAGCAAATTTAAAAGGATCTGATAGAGTAGAACTAATCTATAATGATAGAACAGTTGAAATGACTATTACAGATTTTTTTAATAGTCTTCCAGCATCTACATTAGTAATTTCTAATACACCATCCCCTGCAACTAGTGGAATCTATTCAGGAAGCGGTTATTTACCAGGGAATATTACTGTAAATGGACTAGCTGGATATACAATCTATTTTAAAGCTATTGATGAGTTTAAGATATTTGCCAATAAATTTTTATTAGAGAATGGAGAATGTACATTTACTAGTGGGGATTATGAAGGCACTATAAATATAGATACATTAACAGATAATCAAACTTATACTCTACCAAACCATAGTGGAGAAATTCAAGTGGGACCAGCTGTAAAAAGATACAAAGCCTTATTAAGCCAAAATGCACCCATAGCAAGTACATCAAATGTCAGTATGGTAGCTGGTCAAATATGGACTTTAGAAACATATAGTGGACTTGATGCGATTGACCCTTTTAATGATTTAGAATTAATAAGTGGAACAATTCGTGTTGCTGGAAGCAAATATCGTTCAAGTATAGATGCTAGTTATGCATTTACAACTACTGAAATGTCTTATGACGGCAGTCCTTATGTAGTTTCTACTGATGTGAATGGAGATTTTAACCCTTTTATTAATACTTTAGGAGGAAATCCTGTATTTAGTTATCAAGGAGTTGGTACTTTTAGTTTAACATTAAGTGGTGTTTTTTTACTAAACAAGGTAAGTATTTTATATGGATTTATTGAAGGTGGATATGCTAAATTATATCCTAGAACAGATGATTATATAGTAATATACACATATAATATGTCTGATGTATTAGATGAAGACAGATTAAAGTACGCAGCAATCGAAATAGAAGTTTACCCATAATGGCAATAAATAAAAATTAATTTAACTAAAACATATAAATACAATGGCATCAGCTAAGAAAGTAACAAGTGTAAATCACCTTCCTGCAGTAGGAGACGGTAGATTCCCAGTATATTCAAAACAATTTAATGAACTAGTAGATGTTGTTAATGATTTATCAGGTGCTGATGGAACATTACAGGCAGATACTATCACAGAAGAAACTTCAGGCACAGGTGTAACTGTTGATGGAGTTCTTTTAAAAGATGGTGGAGCAAAGTTTACAGATCTTGTAGATTTATCAGGTTCTACTAAAGGTATTCAACTTTCTACCAATGTAGTAGAGATTACAGAAGAAGTAACATTAACAGCTACAGAAATAGTAGGAACATCTGCAGGAGATTTAGGACATGCAGGAGGAGCAATATTAGTTGCAGCTCCAGGTTCTGATTATGCTCTAGAATTTGTATCAGCAACATTAATCTATGATTTTGATACAGCAGCATATACAGGAGCTGGTGGAAATGACTTAGTGGTAAGAATTGGAACAACTTCTGTAAGCTCTGCAATAGCAGATGCTGATTTGTTGTTAGCAGCAGGAGATCAGGTAGTTCATGTAAGAGCACTAGCTTCTGCAGATTATGATTTACCAGTAGGATCTTCTATTAATTTAAAATCAACAGCAGTTACTCAGCCAGGTACTGCTGCAGGTGTAATTAGAGCTATTGTAACATATAGACAGATTACAACTAATTTATAATAAGTAAAAAATAAAAACAATTATATTAACTAAAACAATAATTTAAAATGACAACATTTTCACAAAGAGATTATCAAGCTCTATTAGTAGGAAAGACTGGTGATGTAACTAATGCTGCTACCACAATAGGGGCATTAGCTAATGGTGAAATCGGTATATTTACTCCTGCTGGAGTTAAACTTACAGAAGTGGCTGCTGCATCTACTGATAGATTTATCCTAGCTGTAGGACGTGGTACAGGTGTAAACCCATTAATTACTCCAGTAATTGATAAAACAAAAGTAACTGCTAAAAACTTAAGAACAGTAGTAGCTGCTGCTGAACAATTAGACTATATTGGTTATAATGGTTCTACAGGTTCTATTGAAGTAAATAACAATTCAGTATATCGTGCTGCTATCAATATTAAAGATGTATTGGCAGAAGGTAATCATGGGGGAGTATATATCAAGGATATGGTATATAAATCAAGTGCTGCTGCTACACAAGCTGAAATTGCTAGTGGTTTAGTAAAAAGTGCTATCGCTAATTTCTCAAGAGAAGCTAGTAATGTAATTAAATTTGAATTACTATGTAATAACGCAGGAGCTGCTATTGGAGATGCTGCTGATACAGTAGTAGGAGCTGCAGGTTCTAAATATGTTACAATTACTGACGTAGGTTCAAATACTACAGTTAATGCTATCGCAGTAGGAGACTACTTCAGAGCAGGTACTGCTGTAACTTCTCCAGTATATAAAGTAGTAGCTTCTACAGTAACTAATGCTGGTGGTGTATTAACTCTTGATGTTCCATTACAAGCTGCTGTAAATTTACTAGGTACTACTTCAGAATTTATAACAGGTGCATTAGCTGCAGTTGCTAATTTTGGAATCAAAATGACTGGTATTAAGCAACCATTTACAGTAGGTAAAACTCACTACAAAAAAGTTAGATGGAATGTTACTTTAAGTACTGATTCATTTGGTGCTACTACTTTAACTAACGCTACTTCTGCTTCAGAAGGTGTTGGACAGTATGAGCAAATTGCTTCTTTAGAGTGGTTTATCAATGGTAACAATGGTGAGTTCTTCAGAATGGGAGAACCTAATATCTTCC